TGAAGAAAACCCGTTATTTATCAATCCGTTTATATTCTGCGCATTAGAGATTGACCCGCTTACAAAACGTGGTATATCACCTCTTAAATGTGCATTATCTCTAGCAAGAGAACAAGAACGCTTAGCTAATACCGCTATGGATGTTCAAAAGTTAAGAGCTAACCCGCCTGTTTGGGCGCCGGAAGGTTTATTTGATGAAAACAATACAAATAAAGACGGAAGCGTACCGATAGCACCGGGTAAAGTTTTAGAGTTCAAAAACGATTTTAGCGGGCAATTACCGACCCCTGTAACACTATCAGGCGAGGGAATAAACGACCTTATAAACTATTCAGACCAAAAAATAAGCGACCTAACAAGTGTATCTAACTTTATGTATGGCAACGTAACAGAAACTAAAAGAACGGCTACAGAATTGAGTTTGGTTGATAAAGGCGCAAGCGCGCAAACATCAAAAGAATTAGATATTATCAACCAAGATTTAACTATTCCTATGATAGAGAATGTGGCAGAACTTTTGGCTATGTTTAAAGACGGTGTAGATTATGTCTATACAAAAGAACAGGGTAAAGACGTTGAATATCAGATAACAAACGCAATAAGACAGGCTCAATATGAATATGTTTACGAAGATAGAAACGCTATTGAAAACCGTAAACAGAAATTTGACCAAGTATTTAATATGATGACAGGCGCAGCACAGAATGAACAATTATTTAATATGTTTGACTGGAAAGAAACCTATACTACAGGGTTTGAGATGTTAGGTTTTGACAATCCGGATAAATTCTTTGCAGACGAAACCCCTGCCGATCAATTTGCGCAAGAGTTGAAACAAATACCACCTGAATTACAACAGCAAGCAGTTCAAATGTTACAGCAGTATTTAGGCCAAATGACACAACAATATCAGGCGCAACAGCAACAACAGGCTATGCAACAACAAGCACAGAATCAAGTACAAATGCAGATGTACCGAGACCAAGCAAGAAACGAAATGCAACAACAGGCAGAAAATGAAATAATGCAGGAGGCTATAAATGGCTGATTTATATGGGCAAATAACTAAAACAGAAAAAGTCGAACCGAAACAAGAAAATAATTTATATAATTTATTGTTAGAACGAATTATAGACCACGAAGCAAGACCGTTTAGTACTGCTTTAATGTTTTTAAATAATAAAAAGGAACTAAACAAAACAGGGGATTGGCGAAATGACAAAAAATATCACGCAAGAGCAAACGCACAGGCGGGGCAAATATATGACCCCGAAGGGGCTTTGGGCATAAGTTTTGGGCGCGAAATTTGGGATTTAATAAGGAAAAATACTTGGGATAGAACCCCTAATACTACATTTAAAGATGTATGGGATGATAGTAAAAAAGATTGGGAAGCCGATAGTTATGGGTGGATGCAGGGGATATTACACCCATTATCAGACGTAGATAACACTCTCGATTATCAATATCTTTGGGATCTTAATAAGTAGTTTTTCTAACATTGCAGGATTTTGATTTTTCATCCCACAAGAAATGATTTTGTGCGCAATATTCTTTTGTCATTATATAGGGCTTACCGTCTTCTTTTAGTTCTAACCCCTCTGCACAAATTCCAAATTCTAGACAGTCATCAAGGCTCAATGTTTTTTGAGGCAAAAAATGACAAATTATATAAAAAATAATAAAAAGTATTCCTAAAAACTTTAGTATCAATATAATATTTTTTTTATGTGTATTGCAACCATCAAATCTTACAGTATCATTACCATCTTCAAGGTGAAAATCTATGTCTAATAATAACAGTTCTTCAACATCGCCTTTTTCATTTTCATAAACCAAATGATGCCCATTATTCCATCCTAATATAGGGTATATTTCACCGACTTTAAAAGTATGTCCGTTTATTGTACCCCCTTTAGTACATTTTACTTCTCCATATTGTTTTTTCATTTTACCCCCTTTAAGTATTCGTAAAGTGCAATTTTTATTAACGCTGTTTCAGTTGTGCCAATAATTTTAACAGCATTTTGTAACATCTCATTTAATTCAGGTGTCAATTTTATAGATTTGCGGACTTTATTGTTTTTCATTTTGATAACCTTTTATATTATATATTTATATTATATTACCTTTTTAAAATTTTTCAACCCCCTGAAAACTGCCCGATTTTCAATCTGTCATAGTGAAATTATGGCAGAAAGAGAAGATTTACTTGCTATACGGAATGAGATACTCGGCAAAAAAGTCGGGTTATCTTTGCTTGCTTTTTTGCAGGACAAAGTAACAGATTATGCAACTAAAAATCTTGATGCCATAGAGATAAAGGGTATGTGCAGGCTTATACAAGACCTTAAAGACTTACCCGAAGTAGTACAGAAAATGAAATAAGGAGTATTTATGGCAGACGAAACAGAAATTTCAACACCCGTTGAAACATCTGACGTAACCACATCAACCGAAACTCCCGAAGTATCGGAAACGGCAGAGGTTGAAGTTACAGACGACACCGAAACGGCTGAAACAGAAACAGGAACGCAGGACGAGGGCGGGACAGCCCCGGAAGAAGAAAAACTTTATGCAGGGAAGTACAAAAGCATTGAAGAACTTGAAAAAGGTTATCAGGAAGCACAAAAGACCTTAACACAAAACTTGCAGATTAAGGCTAAGTATGACGAGCTTCTAAAGAAACAACAACAACAAGAAGCAAGACAACTTGAACGAGCAAGGGAACAAGGCTACAACACAGTAAACGATCAAAGGATAGACCAACAAGTAGCACAAGCCGAACTTGACGAGTTTATCAACTGTCTAAACTACTATGTAGAACCCGACAACCAAATACAAGTACAACAATACTTAACTTCTTACAGGCAGACTGGGGATATTAGATATCTGAATGAAGCAAAAAGATACTACCCGTCAGATGTTTTAGAAAATATCGCAGTTGCAAAATTGCAGATGAAAAACAACCTTAAAGCACAGTATGACAGAGAAACCAAAGCAAGAGCAGACCAAGCAGATGCAGAACTTGCCCAAACTTTACGCGCTGATTACGGGGACTTTATCGAAACCGTAAAAGGCAATGAATCAATGAGCAAGGCATTAGAGATGTTTTGTAATGCAGGGTTTATTCAATCCAAAGAAGATATGGAAGTGTTTAAAGGTATTATTGACGGCATCACATCAGGTATTAAAGACCAAGCAATAAAGGAATACGAAGCGCAAAAAGCCATTGATGCAGAAAAGGCAAAAGCGGTTATCGAAACAGGAAACGCAGGGCTTGATATCAATTCTGATAAAGTCCCTACTCTTGAACAAATAAACGCTATGTCAAGAGAGGAATACAGTAAAGCCGTTGACAAGTGGGGATTAGAAACACTTTTAGCGGCACAATAGAAAGGATTTAAAAAATGGCAGCAACAACAAAAACCGTAGCAAACGGATTATTTAGACCCGAATTTTGGGCAAAAGAACTTTTAAGAAACTTGGATAATTCAGGTGTAATGCTTGATTGTGTAAACCGTGATTATGAAGGCGAAATCAAAAACGCAGGCGACACAGTACACATTCAAAAAGCAGGTAACGTAACTATTTCAACTTACTCAACAGCTACACCAATGAACTATGATGCATTAACTGGTGAAACTGATTCTTTAGTAGTAGATCAGAAAAAATATTGGGGCTTCCTTGTACCTGACATCGACAAAGTTCAGGCAAATGTACCTCTTGCACAAAAATATATGCAAAGAGCTAAAAAACTTATTGCAAATACAAAAGATGCTTACTTGTTAGGTATTGCACAAGCAGGAGTTGCTTCTAGCAACCAATTAGGTACAGTTGCTTTAACATCATCTAATATCTATGCAACTTGCGTAGAATTATTTGAAAAATTGGCTAGATCAAATGCGATTGACGATGCAGGTTTAGGCGAAGATGGCAAACGTCCATTCTTAGTATTACCGCCGGAAGTTATCTCTATTGTTAAACAATCAGATGAAGCAAAACACGCTACAACTTTGGGCGACCAAACAGTAAGAAAAGGTGCTATTATGCAATTTGCAGGTTTTGATATCAAACAATCAACTGTATTTACTGCACCTACAGCATCAACTGCTCAAACAATTATCGCAGGTACTACAGAAGCTATTACATACGCAGACCAAATTCTTAAAACTGAAACAGTTAAAGATAAAGACTATTTCGGAGATTATGTACGTGGTTTATACGTATATGGTGGCCTTGTTGTACAACCTGAATGTTTGGCATCAGCATCAGTTACAATTTAGTTTTAAATGGGGTAGAGAGGGGTATTATGCCCCTCTTTATCTGATAGAAAGGATTTAATTATGGCAACAGCAAAGAAAACAACAAAAACTACTAAAAGAGTTGTAAAAAAAGTTGACGATTTAACAAATATTGTAGAAGAACAAAAACCAATATCAGATGAAGAAAAAATTATGGGTGTAAGCCCGGTAGTTGAAACCAAAAAAGAGTTTAATTATGAAAGCCCAAAAGTAATGTACAAAGTTTCAAACTTGTTATTAAATAACAATCCAATTACGGTAACAGGCGATATTATCGAAGCATTTATAGGCTCAAGAAACCAAGAAGCAAGAGAACAGCTTAAACGAGGTGTCCGAGAAGTAATAACCTATAATGGAGATAAGAAAGAACAATATAAACTAGAGGTATTATAATGACTATTACGGCTCAAATGTTATTAACAGAGTTAGGGAATAGAGCGTGGAGCGGATTTAACAAAGATGATATGGTTTGGGAAAACGACGACGATTCAGCACAAGCCAAAGCAGAGTTAAATTCAGCTTTACGTTATTTGTTAAATAGGGAGGACTTCCCATTTAAAACATCTGAACAAACCCTAACAACCGCAAAAGACAGCAACGGTTTTAAAACACCGTCAGGACAAATAACAAAGGTATATAACAAAGAAACTTTGGAGGAACTTTATTACATTGGCGACAGTTCAGATATGGACAAAACCAAAACAGGAACTCCGGCAGGGTATTACATAGACTACAAAAACCCGAAATCAAGTTTTAAATTATACCCTATTCCTGATAATACATATTCAATCGGTGTAGTGTTTAATCACTTTGAGCCTGTTATAGATGCAGAGGAAGGCAATTTAAAATTCCAATTTGAAAACGCAGAAGATTATATCAATATCCCATTTGATGATGATGGTAAAAGATTTAATCTTGAATATTTGTTTATGGATTGTCTTGTTTTAATGACAATGGCACAAAACAATAAAGACGAACAAGACGAGAATTACAGACCAACTTTACAGGAGTTTGAAGAACGTTGGAAGTTATTTAAAAGACTTGCAAAACCTGTAAGAGTAACTGCGAGGATAGTGTGGTAATATGGCAATAGCATTAGAACCTTTGATATTTGATAGTTTTAAAGGCTTGCGGGAATACAACGGGATAAACGCAGGAGGGCAAATTTCGGCGATTGATTGCAAGAATGTAGAGTTAATCCAAACTGAAATTGGAAACGCTACAGGAATTAAAACAATGGCCGGGAATGCGGTATTATACACCTTACCTGATAATGATTACGAAATACTCGGAGTGTTCAAATCAGAGCAAGACGGCATATTGTATGAGTTCATTTATGCTGAAAACGACACTCAAGGCAGATTGTATTACATAGATATAACAAAACATCCTGTAAGCCTAATTTCGACACTCCCTAAAACCGGGGAATGTAACGGAATAACAATGACATCTACCGCTTATGATGTGTTTATATTTACAAACGGTGTAGATGCTTATTCAATATGTTTTACGGATGATGTAAGTTATGGGAGTGCAGTTAAAGAAATATCAACCGGAGCAAGCCCTAAAACAGATTATTTAGGGAATGAGATACACTTCCTTGCGATGAGTGCGTGGAATGGGTTTTTAGTTGTCGCTACGGATTACGGTGTAAGAGCTTCACACCAAAACGATATTTACACTTGGAACGACAACCCCGATGATATTGCCGACAGTTGGTATATAGATTTTACAAAAAAAGTAACCGCATTATACAGCTATACAGGCGGGTTATATATCTTTACATCTGATGATATTACTTATATAAATACTACCCCGAATGACACCGCAAACTCTGTATTCCAAACAGTTGCAGGGGTTGGGTGTATGTCTTATACATCAATAGTCAAACACGATACATTTTTATTTTTCTATGACAATATCCAAAAGAACATTTACTATATTCAAAACATTGATAACGGACAAACAAGACCTGCAGGGCCTGCAGCAAGAGAAATTCAAAGCGCATTTAGAACAGTAAAAGCGTTAAAGATGTATTCTTGCATTTATGACAATAAGAATGAGATATGGTGCTTAATTACGGATGTAAACGACAAACAAACGATATACATATACAACTATGTACAATCTGAATGGGTAAAAAGAGAAGAACAAACTTTAACCTCTCTATGTTTGTTTAAAAACACTATACACACCGCACACGACAAAACTATTTTAAAAGAGTTCTTAAACAATAGTTATAATGACTTATATTATGCAAGTATGTATCAGACTTGTTTTATCAATGCCGGGAGCAATACTAACTTAAAGAAACAAAAAACCCCGTTATTACTTGTATTGAATGACAGTTATATAAATGACTTTTGGGTACAGTTGACCGTAAACGGCAAAGCAAAAAACCCAAAAAGAGTAAAATTAAAAACCACAGAGGGCGGGGTTTATGGTGATATTAACGAAGAACTGGACATATTGCCGGACAATCAGACTTATGATGTCGCTACATACGGGGCATATAACCCTTACTCTAAAAAGGTAGTAGAGATTTCAACACCTCAAACTTGGTACACAATGTCTGTCAAAGTATATACGGATAGACTAGGGCAGGGTTTTTGTATTAGTTCTATGGAGCTAAAGAATATGAAAGCCAAACTAAAAACGAGGGGCAGATGATAATCGACCATTGTAGAGATGAAAGGGAGCTATACGACCTTTATACATTACG